TCTTTGTAAATCTTTAACTACTATAGTCGCAGTTGCTGAGAACTGATCAGCATCATCTAAAGAATTATCATCTATTGTAATTACACCTGATCCAGATATATTTACGTCACTAGTTGCATCAAGTCCTGTTACTGCTGTACATGTTAACCCAAAAGTACTTGCTACTGTTCCACTTGCTGCGTATGTAAAGGCTTCTCCATCTCTTTCTACTGTATAAGTATTAGAGTATGCTGCATAGTTTGAAGTAGTTACTAAACCATCAGAATCTGCTGAGAAAGTATGGGATTCATTAGTTCCCTGAACATTATAAGCCCCTTGCCCTTTTGATATTCCATATTGAGTTAGTACGTAAGTTGAAGCTCCTGTTTTTTGAACCATTCCAATAATAGTATCATTTTGATAGTCTGTATGGAAGGTATTTTTACTAAAGGCTTGATTATCTGCGTCTACTATAGTAATGTTTACTGCTGGGTCTACTATAATTTCCGAATCAGAAGTTAGAGTTCTTACTCTATGATAATGATTAACTGTAGGAGATGTTGTAGTAAACTTAAGTACATTATCGACTGCTAATTCTGGATCAAAGTTACTACTATCCAGTCCTAATATATGATTAGGAGTATGGGTTGCAGTGCTAGTCATATTTGGTGTACAAGTAATTGTTCCTGTACCTGTTGCAAAAGGCGATCCGCCTACTGCATAAAATTGATCTGATGTTTCATCATGTGCTATTGCATAAAATTTATTTAAATGATGATCCATGTAGACATACCCAGTATCTCCACCAGTAGTTGAAGTATGATCTAATCCTGTAAAGTCTAATTGAGGTTGCCCGGTTACTGTGTGTGAATTTCTACCATCATCGTGTTGTTGATTGGCTGGGCTGAAAGTAACTTTACCTCCATCTATAGAATAACCACCACTAATAGTACCAATTTTATTTATAGTAAAGTCTCCGTTACCAACGGTTCCTTCACTCGGTCCTACTGCTCTTTGGAAATTTACTAGTAGATTAGCTGTTGTAGGCTCAGATCGTCTGTCTTGAACACTTTTCGTAAACACTCTTACATGATATCTACCACTGGTTTTACCGTCTAGGTCTAAAGAAGTATTAGGGGTATCTCCTGCGTGTTTCCAATCTTGCCCATCTTCCGCATAATAAACTTCATACTCTCTAACGAATTTATAAAGGGAAGCATCGTCTATATTTCTAGGAGGATCCCAGCTAAAAGTTATACGGTTTGAAGAGGCATCATTATCGTTTAGTTTAAGTAATGAAGCCTGATATCCTATATTAGTAACTGGAGGTACTTTTAAAGCAGAAGAAGGTAAAAGAACTGTTCGGTCTGGGTTTAAGGCTTCGTTCTTATCAATTGAATCAAATTTTGAAGCGTTATATTCTAATGCTTGTATCTCGAATTGGTTACCTTCAGATTCTCCTATTTGTAGTACTCTATATAATTCAGCTTCTTCTTTGGCTTTCCCTGTTGAAATAGCAGATCTTGAAATAACAAACATTGAACTTGTGTCGGGCGCTTCTGAAAAGATAGCACTATTAAGTCCTGCAGTATTTATAGTAAGAGTGCTAGGATCTGCATTATCACTATTATCTATGAATTTAGTTTCGGTTTGTGTGAAAGGAGTCCATTGAACAAAAACCATAATTCCATCTTTATCAAATATATTAACAGCTTTTTCTTCGCTATCAATGGTAATGTCTCCTTCTCCATCTTCCCAGCCTCTGCTAGAAGCAATAATACCATCGGAGTCTCTCCAATTAGTAATCTCATCTCCTCTTACAAAATTAACATTTGATCCTTGAACTTCTATAGTAGCAGTATCTTGTGCTATTATTGCTTTGTATCCTACAAAAGTTAAAGTAACTTGATAGTCATTATAATTATAATCTGTTTCTTTTTCCCATTGTCTATCTAGTTTTATACTTGAAGTAGAAGAACTTGCTTTTATTCTACCGCCCCAACTCTTACCAGATTTTTGGTTATCCATAATCTGAATTATATCGCCAGGTCTTATAAATGCAGCGTTTATACTAGTACCAAAAGTAACAGTATTAGTATGTAAATTATTACTTAAAAGTTTCCATTTACCTAAACGTCTAGCTTGTCCTCTTGATGTACAACCAAAAGCAGTTATAGAATCTGTTTTAAGAAATTCTGAATCTTTTTGTAGTGTTTCTTCTAGCTCTACTATTTCAGATCTGGGTCTATAATAATCTTGTGGATTATTCCAGTTTACTATTACCTGATTAGTTCTAGTCTTATTTGCTGTACCTTCATACTTAAATTCACCATTTAAAACATTACCAGTAGTAAATTGATATACTGGGTCTTTTTCTGAGTCTTGTACAATATATACTTCTCCATTTAACCAATATGTCATTCCTCTAAATATACCCGTTATATCATTTAGTACTTTAAATGCTGCTTGTTGTCCAGCTATTACTAAATTACAGGAAAATCTAGGTTCATACTCATTAGTTGTAACGGCATCTCCTGTATAATTAACATCATTAGTAGTATATAAACTAAGTAAGTCTGCAGCTGCTATACCTGCAGGCACTAATTCATCACAATATCTAGCTATAGTATATAATTCCCATTTATTAACTTGACTTTGACCTACGTAATTACCTAGTCCATAAATCTTGTTAGTCATTATATCATTATATACCCACGCTGGATTATTACACCAACTTTGATAGAAAGTACCGTCCCAATCATGCTCTACTGCAGTTACTTTTTCTGTTGCACTATTTCTTCTATAGTTGGCGGGAATAAGTACTTGCTCTACTGCTGAAACAGCAGAAGAACCGGAACCTTCATTAGTTATATTTGCCCCTAAAAGAATATTAGAGGTAGGAGATACATTCCTTAAATAAAGATATTTATTAGTAGTATCAATTTTATCAATTAGACCCCCAGTGAATACTGAAGCTGTTTTTGTTCCTGCTGCTGTAGTAGATGATAAGGTTTTTAATGTAGGATCTGTAGCTGATGTAGCTGGAGCGTTTAATGTATAAGTAAATTGTGTCGCAGTTGTTGCTTCGCAATTAAAAGTACCTTCCCAAAAGTCTGCTTCTGCAGATACTCCATCTATTGTTACAGTAAAAACATTGCCGATAGTTATTCCATGTCCAGCCCCGCAGGTAGCCGTTGCTAAATAGCCATCGTCAGCATCACCATTGATAGCATTACCGTCATCGTCCTCTAATTTCGTTTCTTTATTGGCGAATTCTGCTGTTATAGTACTAATAGAAATAGCAGCCTGTTTTACAGAGTCTCCTACTGCAAAATTACTAACACTAGCAACAGTTACTTTACGCCCGTTGTAGTCTATAGGGAAATGATTGCTTGGAATTTGTACTAACTTACCATCAATCTCATAGCCTCTTGAAGGAATACTTGAAAAGGCTTCTGCATCTATAGCGCCTGCTATGTACGCAGTATGGGGGTATTCTAGCTTATCTGCTATTGAAGCTTCTATACTATCTATATAAATTGAGTTTGAGACTTCGTATGTATCATTTGACTTATCACCACCAACTCTTGTTACTTTTATTGCCCAGTCTACCATTCCATTGGCAGCTTTATCATTTTCTATATTGAAACCAAAGGTGTGTGCATACTTACCACTTACTTTACCTTGAAAACCTGTAGTAAATTTGTTAACAGTTTTCAATACTCCATCATTATCTGTATACCTAAAGTCAATATTGAAATTAACATTAGTCGCCCTTCTATCTCCTGATTGGTCTCCTTTTTTCGTAATTTTTACCATGCCTGTAGTAGACATAGTAATTTTTATATAATCGGCATTGTTTTTCTCAAAAGATCCGCTAGATATAGTATGATATTGGGGTTCATTTAATTTTAATTCAGCGCTTCCTATTTCTTCAATTGCAGCGGCTGAGGGGAAGGAATGAAAGAAGTCTGCATTAGGGGTTTGTGTTGCAGTTCCTTTTGCTTCTACAATTCTGAAATTCTGTATATTGGAAGCTGCAGATCGTTGCCCTGTTCGTTGGTTAACATCTCTAATCCTAGTTTCATCTACTAGTATGGACGCGTCTCCGTAAACAAGACCCTTAATTGGCCCTTCTGCTATAGCATCTATAAAGGCTGCGTGTTGCCGAGCAAACATATTATCATCTGCTTCAAACGGTTCACGGCCTCCTCCTTTACCTCCAGAGCCTATAACTTTTATTAAATTTTTATCTTTATTAGCCATTAGTATCTGACCCGATTACCATACCCGCCATATCCGCCATATCCGCCTTGACCATAACTATACCTTCCTGTAGTAGAGTTCAATCCGTGTTTATCTCCATCATTTCTAAATCCACCTATACCTACTAGTTTCCTAGTTTTTGAAACTTGAGATTCATTATTAGAACTAGTAGTAAATAAACTTCCCATAACAGTTTTAGATCCTGTTACCATTCTTCCGTAAACTAAAGGGATAGCTTCTCCTTGTTTAACTGTGTTAATCGGACCCGAAAATAAATAGTTTTCTGCTTGTTTAGCACTATTTCCGTCAGGAGTATCTGGAGCTAGCATCATAGAGGCTCCTCCAAGTAACAAGCCCATTCCTAAATAGGAAGCTCCTTGTAACGCTAAAATTGCAGGAACTGAAGTACCCGCAGCAGCAGCAGCTCCTGCCATAGTAAATGTTCCTGCTGCAGAAATACCTCCAACAGCAGAAGCCGCGATAAATGCTTCAGTTCCTGCAACTGCTGTTGCACCTACCATACTAGCTCCCGTTGCAGCTCCACTAAACATTCCTGGTACAGCAGCGGCTCCAAAACCACCTGTCATAGCTATTAGAGCTACTCCAAGTACCATCATTATTCCTGCATTTTTACTACCAGCAATTACTGGAGCAAAAGTATATGATTGACTCATACTAGGATTTGTTAACATGCATTCTTCTGCACTGACGGGTTCATTTCCAACTAAGACATCATAGCCTTGTATGTTTTCTCCTTCAATTAAAAATTGCTTAAATCCAGAACGTTGGGCTGCAATAGCCTGCATGGCTTCTGCGGGCGAGTTTACTGCTAGGTTCCACTCTTCCCCAAACTTCTCTCCTAATATTCCTTCTAAATAAACTTTTCTCATTGAAATTTCTTATGTCTTAATACTGCTCTGGATATTTGATTCCATATTCCGTGATAATTGTCTCTGCAAGATAATCTTTGTGGAGCGTGATGTAACATCTTCCCTCTACCTACATATATTCCTGCGTGATTGGTAGTGTCTGCGTTCAGTGCCATTAAAATGACGTCATGAGGCTGTAGAGTACCATCTAGTACTTTAGTAAAGCCTTCACTTGCATATCTTTCTAGATAATAATTTTTTCCTTTTTCCCAAAATTCCCACTCATAATCCCAATCAGGTCGAAAGTGGATATCTTGCTTGGCGAAATAATCTTTTACTATTGTATAACAATCATATACACCAAATACAAAAGGTCTTCCAATTAAATCAAAAGACTCTTTCTGAGGTTCTATCTTTACCCACTCATCATTCCAGCCAAAAATATACCAAGGGAGTCCTAATCTATTACATGCAGCTCTATCTACTGGACTGGGTATAGGCTCTGCATGAGGGTGACTGTGGATTACTCCTACTACATCTCCTTCATCTGCGACTGCTTTATAATCATATGGATCTATTACAAAGTCCTGTCTAGGATCTTCTGCTTTATTTTTACAGGGAAAGAATTTAATTCTTCCTTTTCTTACTGCTAATAAGCCACAAGCTTCTTTATCTACCTCTTTATAGACGTAAGCTTTTACTTCTTCTAGTACTGGTTCGATCATTATCCGAAACTTGCTCCTGGGAAACCACCAAAAGGTAGTGCCACATTATCTGTTGTTTGATGTTTAACTCTGGCTTCTGCTTGAGCATTTGATGAGGCGCCTCCGCCTGATATAGCAATTGTTGGGTTGTGTGAATAATTAGAACCTCCATTCGTTACTGTAAACTTTGTAATTACTCCTCCACTTATTGTTGCAGTAGCTACTGCTCCGCTTCCTGTTGAGTCATCACCATGATTCGTAAATGTTATTGTGGGTTGACCAGTATAACCTGCTCCTCCTTGTAGTACTCCATCGACCATCTTTACATGAACTACATCTACTTTTCCACTGTTAGCGACATAGGCAAATCGTTTTGAACACGAGCTTAAACGTTTACCGCAAATATCCCCAAATTCCCAGTAAGATATATTAGTAGGTTTTACTAATTCATCAATAGTATCTCCTGACGTGATTGTATGTGCTCTTGAACATTTATATAGAGTATTTCTACAAGCTTGAATATACCCGTCATCATTATGTGTTCCTGTTGCGCTACTATCTGTCTGAACTACAAGAGTTGAACTTGCTCCACTACCACTTTTAGATTCAATATACAAAGGAACATTTTTATGATTCCAACTTGAAGGAGTCGCTCCTTTAATAACTAACCAGTCTCCTACTGCGAATTCATCTGCAGTTGCTTCTGGTACAGTAATAGTTAATTCATCTGTCGCAAATTCATTTAAAAGGCTAATTGGATATAAACTTCCTATAGGTCTTTGGTATTCTACATAGTCTCCTACAGCGTAGGATACATTATTTTTATATAAAGTTGCCTCTCTATTTGTTTGTTCGTCTTGTCTTCCCCAAAAAGTATATTCATAAGTACCTGGACTAGCTGCATCTTTAGCAATTATATTATCATCTTTATCAAAATATAAAGGATCTCCAACACCTTCAACTAATCTACTATCTTCATTCCAATTACAACCGCCTTGTGTTGTATCTTTATACTTCCAAGGACAGCGTGCTGCTATAATACTTCTTCTAGGTAATGAGATTCCTTCTGCGTCAAATGCAGAAACAAGTTCAAATTCGACTAACATAGCTGTTTCAGTAGATTTTCTTTCTATATAAAATACATCTCGGTTAAATTCTACGGGTGGATTATTAGCTCCTGAACTAGCTTCATTGTCTTTTAAGTACTTTGCAAGAGTCTTTCTTCTAATTACTTTCGCTCCTACTAAGTCGTCCCAATCTGCTAAGTATGTTTTAAAATATTGATTTATATTTCCCATTCGAACTGTAGGACGAGGTAAACTACCTGAGCCAGACCCTCTAACTTCCCAACCTTCGCTTTCTATAGGTAAAGCTGTGTAGGTAGCTGCGCTGTATTTACTTGAAGAACTCGATCCAAAGTCTGCTTCATTATCAAGGCTGTACCAAGTAATATCACTAGTGCCATTTCGACCATCATGGAAAAATAATTTATCTATTCCAGTTCCCCCAATATTACTATCGGGTAGTTCTATCTCATAGACAACAACATATGAACTATGTTGTGATTGCCCCTGTACATCTGTAACTAGAGCATTATTAGTACCTAGTATTGGTTGTGCCATTACTCAAAAACCTCTCTAGCTGTACAAGCTAAAGTATAATAAAGAGTGTTCGGCATAGTTCTAGTAAAATCTTCTATTACTACTGTTACTGCTTCTTCTACATTAACTGTGGATCCTGTGCCTGCTATTGCAGTTGTGTCAGGTACAGTTAATCTGCAAGTATCCACACTTGCAAGAACTATAAAGAACCTATTTAAATTATCAATATCTTCTCTAGTTCTATTATTAAATACTAAACTCCATTTTCTAGGGGTATTATTTATGCCATCTCTAACTCTCATTTCATATCCGTCACCAAATTGTGCTTTAAAAACTCTAGGTTTGGGAGCTTCTGCTATACCTTTATCGAACATTACTGCTGCAGAAAAACCATAAATATTACTACCAGGTGTTGCTCCAGTAACTCTCGTTCCGTTTGTATCAGTATTTATTGTATTAGTTGTTAATCCTTGTGCCATTATCCGCCCCTGCCTCCTGTTCCTTGTCGATTAAGAAGTCCGCCTGGTCTCATTTCTGTTTGTAAATGTTGTTGAACGAGTCCACCAATTGATTTTCCAAGCTGAGCCATGTCTCCACCACCCGAAGCCGAAGTTTGAGACTGTCCACCTTGCATATTTATAGAAACATTTACTGTGTTTCCACCACCGCCTCGTATATCTACAGGAATACTTCTATCGTTTCCTAATGGGACTATTGCTTCTGTACCATGGAGTTTAGCCATATACCCTGAATTTGGTCCTCGTGCTACTCCACCACCTGAGTACCCAGGGCCTGATCGTATTCCACCATATCTATCTCCTGAACCTCCAAATAAAGATTTAAAGCCTCCAGAACCATCGCCCATTCCTGGGAACATAGCAAGCATCATTTTTACTGCTGCTGCTTTCATAAACATAGCCGCTAAATCAGCAAGTACTGATTTGGCTAAATCTTTCATAGAGTCTTTAAACGATTTAGTTCCATCAATCATAGATTGGAACATACTTTGGAATCCATTTGATAAAGTACTTTGAATACCACTCATCAATTCTGTTTCAGCTGATAAACTTGCCATTGCTATAGACTCTTCTTTTAAAGTTTTTAAATTTAATGTTTTGATGTCTCCGCCT